ACAAGCTATGCGAACGCGGACGATGGGGGAAGTGGCTTTAATGATGATCCTCAGTTCCCGCAGACGGTGGCCCAGCAGGCTTATAACCAGTCACTCAACGACATTGCCCGTGACTCATGGGGCGTCACAGGCACGAACAACCTGACGACGCTTCCCTACTTCCACAGGGCTCACCCTCTAATTACCTTTGACGAGCGTTGCTTGGTTGAGGCGGACGACTACTTCTTTCAGCTCTTTGGCAACTGGCCGGCCCTGCGTCTAAACTACTTTGACCCTGTGACGAAGATCACTACGTCCTACGTGCGCTACTTGCCTCAAGCTGCAAACGCGCAGGCGATTCTTAGCCAGTTTAACGGTTTTCCGCCGCTGGCTCTGATTGACAGTTCGCCTGGCACTTCTGGTCTGGGCTCCACATATAAGCCCTATGGCCGAATTGAGGGCGCTGTGCCGTACTTTTACAGGTTCGTTCAGGATTACCCGTCGATCGGTTTGGCGTGGAATCCAGTGGATGCAATCCTGGTCTTGACTGCCAACGTGCCGATCGACCCGGACCTCGCCACGCCCCCCTTCCTTATCGACGATGCTGGAAACGTGAATCTTCAGTCGAACGGCAACATTCTCAAGCTTCTCGCGGAAATCAATGTGAAGCCTGTTGGCTTCGAGCCGACTGGCCAGCAGCTTCGAAATGAGATCATCTTTGACCCGGTAACCCCGGTCCACATGGACATGCAGTCTTCGCAGAACTTCATCAAGTTCGACTACCAGCTGTTCCTCCGCTTCAAGGACCAGACAGTCCGGGCCCTGACCTTGCCACAGGGAGGTGCTGCAAACCTGCGCTTCGTGTTCTCGCGAAAGTAGAGTGAAACGTGTGCATTCGTCACAACACTTCCTTGAACACGTCGCTCTACAATCACCCTTTTCGTAGCTAAACTCACAAAGCCAGGATGTCGAAGATCATCAAGGTGGCGGTGACGGATGCGCGTCTCATTCAGGAGGAGCCGGCGTACGCCGTGCAGAAGGGCGCGCTCTCCGTGAGCGTTGCGCCGTTCCAGGCCATTTCGGCGTCGAGCTCGCAGATGACGTTCCAGGTCCTGGTGCCCTCTCTCAACGTTTTCGTGGACCGCAAGATTGACATTGCGACGCCGCTCTCGTTCAATGCCAATGTCTTCTACGGCGGCGCGCGTGGTTCGGGCTTGAAGCAGGTGTATCACTGCACTTTTGCATCTGCCCTTGGCCAGGGTGAGTATCAGGTCACGACATCCGCCTTCTTCTTCGAGGGAAGTGCCGCCACCGCGCCCTTCGCTTCTATTATCAATGGATATACTCTCGGTCAGCCTTTTCAGCTTGTCGGCCCTGGCTTTGCTCCTGGAACGGTTGTTTATAATGCTGTAAATGCTGGCGGCGGTCAGGTTCAGCTAAGCTTTACGCCTCCTCTTACGTTTGGTGTGAGTGGAGGTAAACATTTCATGCTCCTGAACCCTGACCGCTATGACGTGCCTGACGCTGGCATGTCGCGTGGGTCTCTCAGCTCCACGATTGGCTCTGATTGCGGGCAGGCGCTGGGTGAGGGCGGCCTGGCTGGCGGCCTGACTGGCTGGTGCAGTGCGGTGAGCGGCAAGGACCTGGCGTGGACTCAGTTCCCGATCCAGTCGAGCCTTGTGAACATGACTGCGACGCTCAACGACTGCACGGTCACGACGAACGGCGACACGCTCCGCGAGCAGATCCTGCTCACGTCGTCCGAGGAGACTCTGAAGCAGCGCACCACGCCGAGCAACTTTGACGTGTTTGCGTGGGGCCGCGACGACGTCCAGAATAACGCGGGCAATTTCGCGACCTACAGCGTCGTGAACCAGTATGGCGACGTCCCTAACGGTGCGTGGCCCACAGCGTGGTCGGCGAATCCGGCGTGCTCTCAGCAGCTTTCGGGGATCACTGCGACTCAGGCTGCGGGAGGTGCCACCGGCGCAAACCCCAGTATCTGGCCGTTCTTTGATGCGGGCACGATCAAGAGCTTCATGCCTAACGGTGTAGCCCCTGGAAATTCGCGTCTCGGTGGTGTGGGCTGGTATGTGGCCAGGGTGTCGACCCAGGTTCAGCTTCAGAGCACCGCACAGAACGTCCTTGTGCCGTTCCTGAACAACCAGCCTGTGTGGACCACGAATTTCCCGGGTGGGGACCTGTATGGCGCGTACGCTGGTGCGGCCATTTACATTGGTAGCTCTGCGGGTTATGGTACCAGCTTCCAGGTTTCAGGCAACACTCTGACTCTTAACGTGGATGTTCCCCCTATGTGCATGGTCGGCGCACGACTCTACGACGCAACGACGAACAGTGCTCTGGTGACGGCGGCACCTCTCGCTGCAAACAACACGAATGCTTCTGGCGTGTTCGCATTCGTCAGCAGCCTGTCTCTTGGCCAGCTCGGAAAGGCTGGTTCGTCCTATCTTATCAGCTGGTCTTCTGTGTCCTCTGCTCCCACTCTCAAGCCTACGGGTACGTTTGCAGGTGGCATGTTTGGCCTCCAGGCTGGCTGCCCTGTCCAGTTCCCTCTGCCGGTCTACGGTACCATTGCCTGCACTGAGCCCCTGGTGATCTCGCCTCTGATCTGGGCGGACTCTGCTGAGTTTCAGTCGGTTGGTCTTTATGGTATGACCAACATGCAGTTCGTGCTGAACTTCTCGACTCTTGGCACAACGCGCGCAATCGCCAACCCCTCCACCACGATTACCAGCAGCACAACTGCTGTTTTCACAGCAAGCCAGCCGTATTGGGTTGACGACCTCTCCCAGCCTAACCCGAACACGGGCAACATCCTGCGGTCTTCGAACGTCCGCTCTGTGCTCTCGGACCTCACGTTTGCGCCTGCTGGCATCAACGGTCCCTGGGGCGGCGGTCCGGCTTCGATCCTCCAGACCAACACCCAGTCCCCGACGTTGTACGCGACGTTCCTGACGCCGGGCGTTGACGTCCAGCTTCCCGACGTTTCGACCGTCCCCTACTCCGAGTTCCCTCGCTACTTTTACTCGACGGGCCAGGCGATGGCCTCTGGAACCCCGAGCGTCACCTCTCAGACGATCTCTCTCACGTCAATCCCGGACATGGTCATGGTCTACGTGAAGCCTCGCACGCGCGGTCCTTCGCAGCTGGACCAGTACATCCCTATCAAGGGTGCGCAGATCACCTTTGACAACTTCAGCAACCTCTGCAGCACGTTCCAGCAGGTGCACCTGTATGACTCTGCGGTTGCGGCGGGTCTTGACATGACCTGGCACCAGTGGCGCGGCTTCTCGCAGGCGGAGTACCCCTCGGGCGTCCTGGGGTCTGCCGATGGCGGGTCGAGCAGTGTGCAGGCTTATACCCAGCAGAGCCCGTTTACGCAGCTCAGCGGTGGTCCGTTGCTTCTGCGCTTTGGCCAGGACATCACGCTGCAGCCTGGTCTGGCGCCGGGGTGCCTGGGCAACTACTCCTTCCAGATCACCCTTACGCTCGACAACACGAAGGGCTTCTTCACCTACACCACGGACCCTATCATCACGATCATTGCCATCAACAGCGGCTTCTTCGAGACCATGCGCGGCCAGTCGGCGATCCGCAAGACCATTCTGCAGATGGCGGACGTGGCGGCGGCGACGACGGACAGTGGCATTTCGAAGACGCAGCTCAACCGCATGATTGGGCGTGGCAACTACATGAGCGGCGGCTCCAATTTCCTCCAGCGGGGTTTGAGCATGTTCAAGGAGGGCGACAAGCTCAACAAGCGCTTTGGTCTCACGAACCTTGCGCGCACGTACGGTGGCGAGACCGGTGGGCGCCTCGCCGACATGGCGGAGGGTGCCCTGAGCGCCGGCTCTGCAATGAACGACTCGCTCTACGGCGGCGCCAAGCGTCACCGCTCGTCGGGTCTGTAAATCCAGCGACTCGTAGACCCACGGCTCAGGAAGCACACAGCTACGTAGGCTGACATCAACCAACTCAAAATGAAGGCAGTGGGCTCTCGCGCGGAAGTCTTCCACGGCAACGCCAAGCGCACGTCGGGGCGCCTGGTGAAAGACGATCTCATGAAGAACAAGGCGGGGCGCATCGTGTCAAAGCAGAAGCACGCGGCGGGCAAGGTTGCGCTCAAGTATCTTCACGCAAAGGGGTATATCGCGGTCAAGGGCAAGTTCGGGAGTGCACGCAAGGTAGGGAACGCGGCGCCAATGGCTCCAGAGGCTCCAGTGGCTCCAGAGGCTTCAAGCGACTCAGTGGCTAAAATCGCTCTGGTCGACAACCTCGAAGTCGCACCCGGTGGGGTGGGGCCCGGCGTCGCTGTTGCACCGGTGGCTGCAGCTCCCGTCGCTGCTGCGTCGTGAGTGGTGCACACAGGCGTAGCACTCGTTTGCAATGCGGACCACAAAAGGCTTTAGCGTGAGACCCCTATTCGCAGCCCTGGCAAGGAGAAGACCACGCGTGTAGATGCGTGTGTGGGTTGACTCCTTGTTGGTCACATACTGCTTAGGCTCCATCCCAACCCCGCTTTGCCAACCCCGCTTTGCTGTTCGATATAAGCCGAGCGTAAACCCACGGACTGAAAAGAAAATGAATTAAAAATCAGAGGACGCGAATCTTTGCCAAAACTGAGCGCCGGCCCGCCCCCACCGCGTTCTCGGCTTCACCAGGCGCGGCAAAAAGCGCCCGGTCCGATCCGAGTCGATTTGCAAAAGTTCTGATCTTCGATTTGAAAATGTCGTCAGCCCACGCTTCGCCGTTTGCGTGCGGCGACGAGGACGCGCCACCGGAGCCACCAAAGCCACAACCGGCACCGCGGGTGCGCCGGTCGACGTCGGGGCAGGCGCCGCCCCCGGCCGTGCGATGGCAGGCGCCTGCGCAGGCCGAGGAGGCCCCGGACTACAGCGACGACGAGGACTACCTTCACGGCAGCGCGGTGGTCAAGCGCCAGAAGGACGAGGAGCGCAAGCGTAGCCACTCGGAGATAAGCTGCATCTGCGACGACCTGCCGCGCGCCGGGTGCCCCGTCCATGGCGCCCGTGGCAACAGCCGCTCTTTTTTGCACGCACTCGAGGTGGGGCGTGACTCAGAGGAAGAGTCCGATGACGAGGAGGACTGGAGTGCCGAGATGCCAGAGCCACTGCCGCAGTCTATCCTGGCGCCGCAGGTGAAGCCTGCTGCGGCGCCTGCGCCTGCGCCTGCCCCTTCAGCCTTGCCGGCCCCTCCGGTCATGGCGTCGCACGCGTCCGAGCTCATGGGCAGCGCGGTGCGCGAGGCCTTCCTCTCGGGCATCGAGCAGGGCAAGCGCATGCAGCTTCCTATGCAGTGCAAGACGTGCGCCGTGCGCAAGGAGCGCAACCGCGTGGCGGCCAAGGAGTCGCGGCAGAAGAAGCGACGCGAGGCGGAGATCGCGGTGTTCCAGGGCAAGGTGGACCGCGCGGCGGACGTCGCGGCGACGCGCGCCTTCTCTATCGCGGTGACCCAGGCCGCCACTTCGGCCGCGGTGATGGCCGCCATGGTCGGCGCTAGCGGGGGCGCGGGGGCGGGCGCGGGCGCGGGCGCGGGCGCGGGCGCGGGCGCGGGCGTGGGCACAGGGGCGGGCGCTCATGAGGAGGAAGAGCTGGTGCCACCGCCGTTCTAGTGCAACACGAGTCTACTTCGTCCTTTTTGCCTCTAGGAGCGCCGCCAGGGTAGTGATGTGCTTGTTACGGCTCTTTTCCCACGCCTGGAACTGGACAACACAGCCCTTGGCAAAAGAAGTGTCGCGCTCCTTGCGGCAGAGGTCGATGCGGTCAAAAAGGTCAAGGGCATAAACAAGGTCATGCTCTTCCTTTAACTGAGTCGCGAGAACCAGGTATCCCACTTCTATCTGACGTCGGTCTACGTCAACCGACGCCATGCCGAAAATCCCAGCGAAGAAGTCTTGTGTGAAGCCTACTGCGCGGTTGCTCACGCTAAAAAACTGCGAGTCGGTGGTGCCCAAGTTTGGTGTCAACGCACTCGAGACGAGCCCACCACAAGTGACCCCGCAGCACCACTGGTCCTTCGAGCTCGACAGCCTCCCGCCTCCGCGTCCACAGGAGCAGCATGGGATGCCCTGGGAGACCACGGACAACATAAGCTTCCGCGCCTTTCGCAAGAAGCTTCCAGAGCAAGTGACCCCAGAGTCCATCTTTACAAACATTGCCTTGCCTGCGCTGTCTACGCCTCTCGAGGGCGCGCAAAAAACGACCGAGTGGTTCCAGGCGCGCGCTTTTGCCGTGACTGCGAGCAGCTTTGGGGGAACAAGCGAGAATGCAGAGACGCTCCTAAAGTCAAAGACGTACCCGCTTCGCTATGGCTTCTGTGGCAACTCATATACAGAGTGGGGGTCAATGCACGAGAAGCATGCAGAAGAGGCTTTTGTGGCGTTTTTGGCAGAGCGCTCGGAGGGGTACACGCTCGAGCACCCTTCCCACCTCCGAGACCCTACACGCCCCTTCCTTGGCTTTAGCCCAGACGCCCTGCTGTGGGACAAGGACCGGACGGAGGTGGACTTGGTGGAGTATAAGTGCCCGGCGGCGCGCCGCTCCGGGCCCGGCCACCCGTATTCGAGCGACAAGCTGAACGTGCCTTCGCGCTATATGGCCCAAGTCCAAGGCAGCATGCACCTCCTTCGCGCGCTGTACCCGGGCGTCCGTTGTGTTCGCACGTGGTTCGTTGTTTGGCAAGCACACCAGTTCCACGTGACTCACGTGCCATACGTAGACCTCTATGCCAGCAAGACAGTCGAGCAAGCTGAATCATTTTTCAACGCCCGCTTCCTCCCTGCGTGCGTCGACGCTGTGCGGACACGAGAGAAGAGTATGCTTACGTTTCCTAACGAGGAGTCGTGCTTCGAGTTTCACGAGAGCTCTGAGACTAGCCTCCTGACGAGCCCAGCCCCGCCCGCCGAGGCAGCCCCCATGAGCTGCTCTCCGACGTGCTCGAGTACATCGTCCAGTGACTCCTTGTGTTGCTCTGCCTTGCCCGCTACGAACTTATCCAGTCCCTCCACTGCGTCGTCGACAACATCGTCGACCACCCTGTAGGTATTTGGGAAGGTGTTCACAACCCAGACACTGACCACCCTTGTGACCCAGGGTACCACGTACATGAAGAAGTCACGAACCACCACGTAGATGAGAACGATCTGGATGCACCACTCCAGAAGGTGAAGCTGTAGCGGCTGCACTCGCACATACGTCGTGATAGGCGACTGGGTTGGCGAAGGGCTAGCTGCAAACGACGGGATAAAGAAACCCATCGTGGCTTTAGTTTACTGACGTCTGCTGACAGTGTCTAGTAAATCGGAAGATGTTCAAGATCGGTTCTTTTGTTGAAGACGATGACCAGTTCCAGCCCATCGCGGTCTTGCACTCGAAAACGTCGCCGCGC